AACATATTTCTTACGGTACCTATAGTATGTAATGTCATTCTTTGTTACAGTATCCCATGATCCTGAACCTTTTTCCCTTCTTGCCATATACATCCCTCCGTTGTACAAAATTACACTAATTTTACTTACAAAATAAAAAACTTTACTTTTTTCCAAAATTATGATAATATGAATTATGTGTTAAGTAAATTATAGCATACGGATAAGGATGAAGCAATAATTATTTCCCCCTTATCAATGTGGAAAATGAAATATTCCCCCTTATTTCCCCCCTTATGAATTAAATTTAATAGGGTGAAAAGGGTATAAACTAACACGACTAGGTATCAAGTTTTACAACTGAATATCTCTTACAAAGTGGCTTTAAAGCCAGTAAAATCAATGCTTTTCAGTATTTATAAATGTTTCAAAAGATTGATTTTCAAGATACGCGCCTGTAGCTCAGTGGATAGAGCAGTGGTTTCCGGTACCCATGAACAACCGACTTAGAGCCTTATAAAACAAGCACTTCTTAAAAACTTCACCCTTATTTCACCCTTATTAAATCGAAAAGAGGTAGTTAAAAAATGGCAAGAGTAAGAAAAGTAGAGCTTACATCAGAAGAAATTAAGGCACAAATTACATCTATAGAAGAACAAATTACTAAGCTTACAGAAGATATCAAAGGCTTGAGAGTGCAGAAAAAGAATCTTTCTAAAGATCTTGTTGCAGCAGAGAAGAAAGAAGCAGCCATAAAAGAAGAACAGTCTATGAAAGATCTTGCCAAATTACTTCGAGAAAAAGGACTTTCTGTAGAAGACGTTCGGAATATGCTTGATAAAGAATCAAAGTAAAAAAATGGGTAGTCAAGTATAATGCTTGACTACCCATAAAATTTTATGCGGTCATTTCATAATATTTTTCTTTAATATCTTCATTAATAAAATTTAGATTATCTGATGATATATCAGATGCAAATTTCCAATAATATCCACGTTTGGTTAATCTATCTTTGTTTGAACTGTTTGTAATTGTTGATCGGCTTTCTGATGTTTCATTAGTTGCCATATTCATGTTATTAAATATATTTATAATTTGCTTATTATTGTTAAGTTGAATAATAGGTTTCCCACGTTGTAATAGTGGTGGTAATTTATCATAATATGTATCGCACCATCTATATCCATGTGAAGAATTTTTCCGAATATCAGCATAACAATTAGACACATCCAAATATGAACGATTAATTGGTATATTTAATTTTCTAACTGCATCAGAAATACTTTCATACTGATTAATAAATTGACCATCTAATGTATATACATAAATTGTTTTCTTATTAGTGCTATTATGAATATCTTTTATAATTCTGTCGTCGTTTTTATACTTCCATTGGAACCCAACAGCGGTAGGAGCCAGCTGCCTGCATGCATTTGATATACAATAAGTTTTATAATAATCAGATGCTTCTTTCAGGCTATCCCACTCTTTGATAAAGTTACCATATAAATCATATTGTAAGATAGGAGTACGACAATCATAAGGTATATATGGTTCTATTTTTGGTATAGGATCTTCTTCATATTCTCTCCACATAAATCCCTTCCATGTACGGCCTTCTTGAGATAGTGCCCAACGTATTCCACTACTTTCTTTATTTTGATTTATCTCTAATGCAGCGTTTCCTATGCTAGGATATGATTTAATAAAATTTCCGTTTAGATCATATTGGGCAATTTTTACACAGTGACCACCAACAAACATGCCACCAGAAGCAATATTATATCCATATTCTGGTTGATTAGATTTCAAATATAAAATAATTTCTTTTTCTAATTCTTCAGCTTCAGTTTGGCTTAAGTTTGAGGCAATAATTTTATGTTCGATGTTGTCCCAGCCATATTTTTCAATTGCTCTATAAAACATTTGTGTCTTATATCCAAGCCCGTTCATCCATCGTATTTTAGGATGTCTCGAAGTAATTCCTACATAATATTTATCATGTCCATATGAATTTATTTCTTTTGGGACAATATGTATATATAAGTAAAATTTCAGTGAATCAGTAATCGTATTTTTACAATAATCATAAATTTTTTGATTTATTTCAGGTGATAAGAATTTATTTTCCATGTAGCATTCCCCATAAAAAATAATCCCTACATAAATGCAAGGATTATTTTTTAAAACCATTGTCCATTAAATCTTGATAGTTTTTTAATACGAACTCCATTGAGGCAGTAACACGACCATTGGTCATTCCGTTCTGCTCAAGAATTTTTTCATATTTATCATACAAATCAATAATATGTTCGTATTGTTCTTTATTATAGTCTCTGTCGTTCATAACAGTATTAGAGAATTCTAAAATAGTTGTTCTTATATCATCAATTTCTTTATTGATGAGAAGCGTCTTCAGTTCATTAATGCCATCCTGTAAGACTTTCTGATTATCTTCGAGTTTATCTCTGATATTAATGGACTGATCATGATAATTATGCTGAGACTGCTCAAAATCAGCAATTTTCTGTTCCATATCAGACAACTTCTTCTCTAAAGCTTTCTTCTGTAGAGATGCTTTTGTTTCGAGACCAAGAACATCAAGAAGTTTCTCCCATCCAGCTTTTAAAGCTATAACAAGCATTGCACAAAGAAGTAAAGATATGATCACATTGATCTCACCAAACTCATGGATTTTCTGTATCTGTTCAATACCCATGACGTACCTCCTTATGCCTTAATGATATATTTGGCTGATACATAGCCAACATATTCTTTTTTAGTGATTGATACTTTGTACCATCTGTCACCTTTAGTATCTTTTGTAACTCCGAGGACATTAATAAGATTGTCTTTATTTAACATCGGATACTCTGGAAGTAACGGATGTTCAGTACCGGGTTTTTTGCGAACATTCAATTTACTTGCAGTTACTTTTCCTACAAATGGATATTTTTTTGTAGTTGTTGCAGCAGGAGTATTAGGATTTTTAATGTTAGATTTTTCTACATACCCTATATATTTTGCAGCGATACGAACCTGATATCTTGTACCAGATTCACCGATGATATCCACAAGATTACCTGCATTAAGTTTAGGATATGTACTTAACTTAGAAGCTCCTGTAGCGCCTGAGAATACATCTGTTCCATTAGCTGTACAAGAACCTACCCATGCAGTATAAGATGGCTGTACAGGTGCAGGAGATGATGTAGAAGAGGTGTTAGAAGTTAAGATGGATGTGACAATAGAATAGTCTGGACGACAAAACTTTGTCCCAGGGAGATTTGAATTATAATAACTCTTAGCATAAACTCCACCACCATTTGGAACAATAGAAGAGCCTCCTGAAGTGTTACCTTCAATAGTATAAAATTTATCTCCTTCGACTTTTGTTACTAATCCAGTATGAGCGAATGTACCATTACGATAGAAGATTACAATGTCTCCTCGCTGTGGATTTGCATACTTTGTGAAGAGATTTCCAAGAGTAGGACAGTATACATAAGGCCAATGTTTAAGGAGTTTTTTAGCTACATCAAGACCGAATGTTTTCATCATGCACCAACTCACAAACGCTGCACACCAAGCCTGTGCCTGATACTGAGGATATACGTCTCTCCAGTATTTAGTGTAGTTATTGTAACCTGCATTTGCAGTTTTATCATCAAGCTGAGAATTAGATTTCTTCTCTAAATATCCAACCTCATTTTCAGCGCAAGCAATAAGAGCATCAATAGCCTTTTCTTTGTTCATAGTATCACTTCCTTGTGTAGTTGTTGGTTTGGGAGAGTTTGTAGAAGTAGTAGAAGATTTAGAATAGTCTTTATAGAATACACTTCGATCGGTTTTTGTTGGAATACCAGGAATGGTTGCCTTACTAGAGTATTGCCATCCAATAACACCAGTAGAAGCAGGAACTCTTAATCTTTCCTGTAATTCACCGGTATCATTATTAGGATATCGAGCAACCCAGCAATCGTACTTTTTAGCACTTTCTGGTAACTGGTTCTGATACCAAGAATAACCACAGTAAATACCAAATTTATATCCAGCTTTGACAATAATAGCTCTAAATGCTTCAATCATTTTCATCATTAAACTGTCAGATAAATTCTCCTGACATTTATCCTCTATATCAAGAAACACTGGATAATCCAGTTTTCTTTTATTCAATGTTTTAATAACTACATTCGCTTCATCTTCAATCTGAGCAATAGTAGTAGCATAGCTGTATTTATAGACTCCAACAGGAATCTTATTCTCAATACAGCCTTTATAATTAGGTTCGAATGTGCTATCAACAATATTTCCTTTTTCAGTGATTCTTAGAATAGCGAAGCCCATTCCATAACTAGCAACAGTTTTCCAGTCGATTTTTCCATTCCATCTGGAAACATCAATACCTTTGATTTCTGGCATAATATCAAGCCTCCTTTTGAATTGAATTAAAGATAATGACATAA